CTTTTAATTTAGATGACGGGGGAAATGAGCCATATCTGTATCCTGACAAAAGTAAATCCGCAGTCATTGGTTACAAGATGCTACTGGATGACAGTTTAATTGTAGGGGTTTACGCTAGTACTGCTTACAGCAATCCAAATGATTCCGCAAGTCAGTGGGCAATATTAGGATCAAACAACAGTGCAGTGGCTATTAACTTAGCGGACCCAACAGTTACATATGATCTTCCGTACAAAAAGAATGAAAACGTACCTCCGCTCTCGGATATGATTCAAGCCTTTAACAAGGTGTTTCTATTCCGTGATGGTCAGACTGCGATGGAATGGGACGGAAGCTTTGATAATGTTAATTTAACAGACCTTAATTTAGATAATACATATCTGATTACTGACTTGGGCGACACGACTCAAGAGCAGTGGAACACAATTGCTGGAACTACGGCAGTAACCTATGAAGTTAATGATATTATTACAATTGATGCCATAGGCACAGGAACTGGTACAGTTCGCTCTGGATTTAGTTTAGTAAAAAGTGGAGTATACACTCAGCCAGTTCAGATTGATTGCCTTCCTGGAGAATTTGCAATTACCAATAGTATAGCATCGGTTTCTGGATTTCACGATGTAAAGGTGGGGGATGACATTACAGTAATGTCAGCAAGTATTAGCGGAGCAACAGGTGCAGACTCTGGACTTACCATTGGTCAGGACTACGTTGTAAATAAAGTTTTTGAACTTAGTGAAACTTTTGTTAATATTATTGATGCGGTCAATGATGGGCTACAAGGATCTGGAGACTTTGAGGGTCTTTATAAATATACTATCACTACAGATTTAGCACATAATTTGGTAAATGGTGAACCAATTATTATGGACAGCTGGGATCCAAATGGCGTTCCTTTTAATGGATCATTCTTTGCTCAAGAATTGCCAAATTCTACTAACTTTATTATTTATACTAATTTTAATGTTAATCCAACCGAGGGTTCATATGCAAATGCTCGTGTAGGAATGAATGCAGGGTTTCAATTTATACTTGATTCAAGAACAGTTACTACGCACGTAAATGACGGTGCATCTTTATTGACTGATCCTATCTTCACCAAGAGAGTTTCAGCTGGACTGGGCTTCACCCATATGCCAGCACCTCCATATGCTACATATCACCAACGTAGATTGGTTATGCCGTATCGCTATGCGGTTAATGATGCAGAAGGCCAATATACAGCTCGTGATAACCTGGATGAGATTATTGTGTCGGACATCTTGGACGCAGATACCTATGACCAGATCTATGGTCAGTACAGGTTCAATGCTGGAACGGCTGACTTTAATGTTGGACTACTATCCTTTGCGGATGACAAGCTAGTAGTATTTAACCGTAACTCAATTCACTTAGTGCAGGGCAGCAGCCCTGAGTCTGCTTCGGTTCAATTGATTACAAATGAGGTAGGTTGCTTGGCCCGTAAGACGATTGTTCAAATTGGTAATAACATAATGTTCCTTTCTGACAATGGTGTATACGGAGCAAACTTCCAGGATCTGTACAACCTTCGTGGTAGCGAGCTACCACTAAGTAGCAGCATTCAGACTACTATTGATAAGATTAATCGTCAGTACTGGGATCAGTCCGTAGCTGTTTACTTTAACAATCGCTATTACATTGCTGTTCCGACTGGATCAAGCACTGTAAATAATACCATCCTTGTCTTTAACTTTATAAACAAGCAGTGGGAGTCCGTGGATAGTACCTCTGACGTGGACTGGGACATCAAGAACTTAATTGTAGCTGGTAAGAAAGGTGACCGTGCAGTATATGCAGTGAATGCCCTTGGAGGGCTTCACAGGGTTGACGCTCGACCCGATGGCGTTGATCGACTGGCTACTACCATTCCAGTCCAAGGAGAACAGGATGGCGTTATCTACAGCATCCCTGCTGAAGTAACTACCCGTCAGTTTACCTTTAATGACTTCGGTCGTAAGCGTTGGAGTGAATTTGAGATGCACGTGCAGTCCAGTGCCTCAGAGCAGTCCGACTTTGATCTTTCAGCGGAAGTAGAAAACATTGACGCAGAGGTAAATCTTAATACATTGAGTTCATACATTGGTGGAAGTCTTGACATTGACGAAGATGTTTCCGTCCGTGGTAGAATAGGTAACCGCCGAGGATACGGCATTCAATTTACAATTAATAATACACAGGGTCGCCCAAGAGTCCGAGGAATAAAAGTCTCAGGAGCACCTGCATCAAGATCAACAACTAGCGTACAATAATTATGGCTAATATTACAATTACCCCAACGGGTGCAGCATTTAACCCAACAGATACCGTAACTTCAACTCGGCTCAATGAAGCCCGTAACCCTACGGCTGCCTTGACTACTGGTTCTATTGTACCAACTGATCTGAGCACGGGTGCTCCAAGTTGGGACGGTAGTGGAACTCTCAACGTTATTGGAAGTCTAGCTTCTAGCTCTATTTTTACAAGTGGCGAAGCGATAGAAATTAATCAAATTGGTACTGGCGACCGCAATGCATATGTAGATTTTCATACTGCTGACCCTAGCGGTACTGATTTCAATGCTAGAATTTATCGTGCTGGTGGTTTAGATAGCGACTTGCAAATATTAAACTCTGGAACGGGAAGCATTGTTGTTAGTTCTACAGTTGCCCAAGTTAGTAACAATGCTCAATCCGTTACCACTAAGGCTTATGTTGATGCTGCTGTTGATGCTGCTATACAAAATTCTAAGGCAGATAGTTATCCAGTTGGATCAATTTATATAAATGCCACCGATGCTACTAATCCAGTCACATTGCTAGGGTTTGGTACTTGGGTAGCGTTCGGTGCTGGTCGTGTTCCTGTTGGTATTGATGCGTCCCAAGTTGAATTTGATATAGCAGGAGAGACTGGTGGTGATAAATCGGTAACTCTTAATATAGACCAAATTCCATCGCACGATCACAATGTTCGTGGTGGAACTGTTAATGGAGATGGAGGTTTGATTGCAGGCGTATCTGGTACTAATGCTTCTGTAAATTTATCACCTAATTCAACCACCACCTTTGTAGGCGGAACTCAAGCTCACACCAATCTTCAACCATACGTTGTGGTTTATATGTGGACACGCACAGCTTAACAATTTAATATTATGGCCATTATAAATAAAGGAACAGCTTTCTCCAACGGGGAACAACTATCAGCAGGCAAGCTTAATGATTTAATAGATGAAGCCACCTTTGGTGCTGACTCCGTTGATAACGCTAGTACAATTGTAAACGCTAGCGGAGCTATCACAGTTCGGGATAGCGGTATTACTCAAGCTAAGCTTGCAACAAACTCAGTCATTAATAGTAAAATTGTTGATGGACAGATTACTGCAAATAAACTTAGCGCAGGACACCCTGACTGGAATGCTCAAACATTAGTTATTAATGGTGACGGAACGTCTGGAGGTCTAGAAATTAACCCTAGCCTTACTGGGACTGGTCAAGCTTTTATAGACTTTCATTCAACGTCTGCTACTAACCCCGACTTTGATACTCGTATTATAAACACCGCTACTGGAGAGTTTCAGTTTATTAATCTTAATGGCCAGTTCGCCTTTAATCTTGGACAAAATCTAGGTACTTTTGGAGCTTATGATGGGGACTCCTTTAAGGTTGGCGTGAACGCAGGCACTGAAGGTGGACTAAAATGCTCAAGGCAGGGTACAGACCCTACAAATCAAATTGCATTTTTAAATCCTAATGGGCAAGTAGGTTATATTAATACAGATGGAAGTACTACTACTTACGGTACGACCTCTGACTACCGCCTAAAGGAAGACATTACTAGTATTGACAATAGCATTGAGCGACTCAATCAACTCAAGCCCTGTAACTTTGCTTGGAAGGTGGACGGCACTCGTATGGATGGTTTCATTGCTCACGAAGTACAAGAGGTTGTACCAATTGCGGCTACTGGAACAAAGGATGCAGTCAAAGAAGACGGCACTCCTGACTACCAAGGCATCGATCAAGCCAAACTTGTCCCTCTATTAACCAAAGCCCTACAAGAAGCTGTCTCTAAGATCGAAGCTCTTGAGTCACGAGTAGCATCTCTTGAATCTTAATGAACCCTCTCCTTGAATCAGTACAACTAGCGTTGCAAAACGCTACGCAAAAGGAAGCCCTTGTCTACATCGACAAGGTAGTGGACTTCTGTATTGAGAAGGAGAACGGCAAGGTACTGGACGGATGGCCTCGTGACTTAATACAACTCCTTGTGGCCTATCATATGGCCAAGGATACCTTTATTGCAGAGCAGGATGCAGAGGGTAATATCCTAGGGGTGTTTATGTGGTATAATTGCGACGAGGAGGACGACTGGTTTTTTGTTCAGAACTGGGAGTCGGACAAGGAAGACGGCAATGCAATCTTTATGGCATTCCTATTTGCAGAGGACAATCAAACTTTTAAACAAATGACACATAACTTCATTATTCAATGCCCTGAAGTTATGGAAAAGAAACTACTGGGCATACGATACAGAAAAGGTAATCCCACTAGAGTGGTATACAGCACTGCATTATTTAACAAGATATTGAGGATATAATATTATGGGAGGCGGAAAAGGAGGATCATCAGCACCACCACCAATTGACCCTGGAAAGTCAATGGGTGAATACTTATTCGGTAAGGACTTTGGTAGTTCCTACCAAGGCATCACGGACCCTCGATTGCAGGAGCGATTGATTAGTGCAGAGCGGACGTACCGTCCGCAGTACACGGCACTAGAGCTGGCTGACATTGGCGTAATGGCTCGAGGCATTGAGGCTGGTGCAGCTAACCCTGAGTACGCACGTTTAAACGCAGAGCTTGCTGGGTTGAGGGCAGGCCAGGAATACGAGTCAATGAGCGGCTCTGAGCGTACTGCGGCTATTGAAGCCGCTGCTGACAAGCTTTACCCGTTAGGGAAGACAAATCTTTGGAACGAAAAAACTCTTGAAATTACTGGCTCTCCGTTTCCTAGTAGAGATGCTAGGGCATCTAGAGAGCAAGCAGAAAAACGTGCAGCCTTTATAAGTACTGCTGGAACCCCAGGGCAGGATCGTGCAGCACGTATTGCACAGCTTGAGACACAACTTGAAGGTATGTCTCCGACCCTTGAGGCTACCCCTGGCTTGTTTGACCTCCTTGAAGAGCAGTCAACCCGTGCAGGTGCGTTACAGCGTGAGCAACTAGGTTTACAACGTGCGGACGATGTATCTGCACTACAGGAGTTCGCCCCTCAAGTAGTCGAAGCTTATCGTGCCGCTGACCCTTACAGCACAGGACTTGCTGAACAGGCAACAGATCGAGCACAACTGCAGGCCGCAAGTGCAGCAGAGCAACAGCTTCAGGCAATGGGTATGTCTCTTTCTGACTTATCTCCCACTGAGCAGGAAGCATTACTTTCTCAACGGGGTATGGAGTTTGCTGCATCTACAGGCGAACTTACTCCACTTGAGCAGCGCAGAGCGCAGCAGTCAGCAAGGCAAGCCTCCACTGCTCGTGGACGTGGAATGGATCAAAGTGCTTTATACGGAGAAATGCAGTCCCGTATGTCGCAGGAAATGGACAAACAGGGACGTGAGATTGCTATGGGTTCCCAGTTATTGGGACAACAAGCTGGGTTGCGTGGTGCTCGTCTTGGTCAAGGAGCAGGAATGCTTACTGGCAGTGAAGCACTTGCTGCTCAACGAAGGGCTGAATACGGACAGAACTTACAACAAGCTTTTGGTATGAACCGTCAGCTTGCTGGTGATGTAGGTATGACTATCTTAGGTCGTCCTTCTCAATCTATTGGTCTAGGTAGTCAAATGCTAGGACAGGCACAGCAGGGCGCAGCAGGACCTATGGGACCTCAGTTGTTCGATCCTAATGTAGGGTTGAATATGGCTATGCAACAGCGTGGACAGGACATTACGTTCCAAGGAATGCAGGCGCAGGCTAAGGCAGCGGGGCAGGCTGGTACTATGGGTGCTATTGGTGCAATTGGTGGTGGCTTCTTGGGTGGCCTAGGTTAAAACTTAAAGAAAATATATTATGGGATTTCAAACAGGATCACAAATTCGCCCAGAGCTGGGCAACGCTGACTACAGCGGCTTTGCAAACGCCGCTAATATACAAGCGCAGGCACTAGCTAACTTCGGTCAGCAGATCGGTGAAGGCATTGAGAAGTACCAGAAGAACAAGGAGATCACTGGAGTTACTCTGGCTTCTATTGAAGGTACGCTTGCGCAAAACCCAGACCTTATTGCTTCAGGTAAAGCA